AATTTATAAAAAATCAAGCGGCCACGATCGATGGTACGCAAACAATTGAAAGTGCAGTTTTAGCTGGACCTATTACTATTCCTGCAACTATAACAGTAACGGGGACTTTAGTAATAGTATAATGTCAAAAATAGAAGTAAACACAGTTGCACCACAATGCGGAACTACTTTAACACTAGGTGAATCTGGTGATACAGTAACTCTTGGCGCTGGTGCTAGTCAATCAGGGTTTGGTAGATCAGGTTCTGTAAATTGGCAAACCTCAATTAAAACAGCAACATTCACTGCTGCATCAGGAGAAGGATATTTTTGTAATACTTCTGGTGGAGCATTTACAGTTAATTTACCAAGTTCACCTTCTGTTGGTGATATTGTAGCTATCAAAGATTATGGAAGTTCTTTTGATACACAAAATTTAACTATTGGTAGAGGTGGTTCTAATATGAACGGTACTGCAGCAGATAGTATAAGAAATACAGAAAATGAAAGTTTAACTTTAGTTTATGCTGATGCAACAAAAGGTTGGTTAGCAGTAGAAGAAGGAACAGGATTTGTTGGAGAAAATTTTATAGTAGCAACAGGCGGAACAATTACTTGTTCAGGAGATTACAAAATTCATACATTTACAGGACCAGGAACTTTTACAGTTTCTTCTCTTGCAACTTGTTCAAGTAATAATGCAGTAGATTATTTAGTAGTCGCTGGAGGTGGTAGTGGTGGTTGGACTAATTATGGTGGTGGAGGAGGAGCTGGAGGTTTTAGGCTTTCTAATAGTTATTCTTTACCTGCACCTACAACTTCACCTTTAGCAAATCCAACAGGTATAACAGCTTCAGTTCAAGGTTATCCAATTACAGTTGGTGGAGGTGGTGCTAATCCTGGAGTACCAGGTCCAGGAACTAATGGATCTAATTCAATTTTTTCAACAATAACATCTGCTGGTGGAGGTGGAGGAATAAATACCTGTCTTTCAACAGGTAATCCTGGTGGTTCTGGTGGAGGAGGACTAGGAGGACCTACTAGTACATCTGGTTATCCTGGAGGAGCAGGAAATACACCTCCTGTCAGTCCGCCTCAAGGTAATCCTGGTGGTGCAGGTTATGATGGTGTAGCTATTAATACTCAAGGGGGATCAGGAGGTGGCGCTGGTGCAGCAGGTGGTAATGCAGGTCCAGGTTCAAGTGCTCCTGGTGGAATTGGTTCTTATATTGATGATAATTTTATTGGTCCAACAGCTCCAAGTTATGGAACTCCAGGACCAGTTGGATCAACAAGATATTTTGCAGGTGGAGGAGGAGGAGCTGCAGATAGTCCACAATGTACTACTTATCCAGGTGGTGCTGGAGGTGGTGGAACTGGTGGAAATCCTGCTACTCCTATTTCCGATAGACCTGGAACTGTTAATACAGGTGGTGGAGCAGGTGGCGGTGATAACCCATCTAAAAATAATAATGGCGGTAGCGGAATCGTAATGATAAGGTACAAATTTCAATAATTATGACAAGTACAATTAAAGTAAATAACGTTCAAAACCAATGTGGTCAAAACATCATTAACGAGAATAGTAATACAATTACTATTGGCGCTAGTGGCGATACGATTGCTTTAGCATCAGGTGCAAGTCAGACAGGTTTTGGTAGAACAGGAACTGTTGATTGGCAGACAACTCCAAAGACAGCTACATTTACTGCAGTATCAGGAGAAGGTTATTTTGCAAACACTTCAGGTGGAGCATTTAATATGAATTTACCAGCAGGATCTGCTGGAGCGATAGTATCGGTTGCAGATTATGCAGGTACTTGGCAAACAAATGCTTTAACAGTTGTACCAAATGGAACAGATAAAATTGGTTCAGTAAACGCAAATGTACTTTTAGATACACAAGGTCAATCTGTAACTTTTGTATATGTTGATTCAACACAAGGTTGGATTAATGTTCAAGATTCAACTTCTAATGTTAGAGCTAATACTTATATAGTAGCAACAGGTGGAACAATAACTACTTCTGGAAATGACAAAATTCATACATTCACAGGTCCAGGTACATTTACAGTAGCCTGTACAGCTCTTTGTTCAGCTAATAATCAAGTTTCGTATATGGTTGTTGCTGGAGGTGGAGGAGCAGGAACTCAAGAATCAGGAAATGGTGCTACTGGAGGTGGTGGAGCTGGAGGATTTAGAGAAGATAAATCTCCAGTCACACCTTATACAGCTAGTCCTTTAGAGGGCGCAGGACCTATAACAGTAACAGCTACTTCATTTCCAATTGTAGTAGGTGGTGGTGGTGCTGGTGGTCCAGCTAGTATTCCATCAAAAAGTAAAGGAGTAAATGGAAGCCCTTCAACTTTTTCAACAATAACATCAGCAGGTGGTGGAGGAGGTGGCGGTTCAAGCAGTAGTATTGAACCAGGTGCAGCAGGAGGTTCAGGTGGAGGCAGTGGACAAACAGGAAGTCCACCATATTCTGGAGGAGCAGGAAATACACCTCCCGTAAGTCCATCTCAAGGAAATAATGGAGGAAGTGCTACAATATCACCTGCAGGTCCAAATTTTGCTGGAGGTGGAGGTGGTGGCGCAACAGCAGTTGGTGCAAATATAACAACAACCGCTGGTGGTGCCGGTGGTGCTGGAGCAACAACAGGAATTAATGGTTCAAATACAGCTTTTGCCGGAGGCGGAGGCGGTGGAACTTATTGTGCAGGAGGCACTCCAGGAACTGGTGGTTCTGGTGGTGGTGGAGCAGGTGGGCCTCCAAACGCAAATGCGTCTGGAACAGCAGGAACTGCAAATACAGGAGGAGGAGCAGGTGGAAGTTCAACTGCTAATAATGGAACTCCTGTAGCTGGTGCAGCAGGAGGATCTGGTATAGTAGTAATAAGATACAAATTTCAATAGGTAAAAATTATGAGTGAAATAAAAGTAAATAAAATTAGTCCAAGAACAAATTGTGGTACAGTCACATTAGGAGATAGTGGAGATACGTTCACAATTCCTGCAGGTGCAACAATTACAAACAACGGTACGGCGGCAGGGTTCGGTGCAACTGGTGCAGCTTCTTGGGATACAACAGTTAAAACAGGAGACTTTACAGCAGTAAGTGGTGTAGGGTATTTTGTAAATACAACAAGTGGTGAGATTGATGTAACACTACCAGCAGGTTCACCTGGTGCAGTAGTTGCAGTTAAAGATTACGCAAAAACTTGGAATACAAATAATTGTGTAATAATTTCTAATGGTTCAGAAAAAATAGGTGGTTCAACTAACAATGCAACTTTATCAACAGCAGGTTTAGCAGTAACATTTATTTATATAGATTCAACACAAGGTTGGTTAGTAACTGATGATGGAAATCAATCAGTTGCATCTACTAATCCATTTATAGAAGCTACAGGTGGAACTGTTACTTGTTGTGGAAATGACAAAATTCATACATTTACAGGTCCAGGAACTTTTACAGTTTCTAAAGTAGCAACAGATCCAGCAAATAATTTAGTTTCTTATGTAGTAGTCGCTGGTGGTGGTGGAGGTGGAGGAGATGTAGCTCACGGAGGTGGAGGTGGAGCAGGTGGTTTTAGAGAAACTAAATCTCCAGCAACACCATATACTGCAAGTCCTTTAGATGGTTATTCAACACCAGGAAATAGAATTACAGTTACAACAACAGATTTCCCAATTACGGTAGGAGCTGGAGGAGCTAGAGCTACTTCAGGTGGTGTTTCAACTTTTTCCTGTATATCATCAGCCGGTGGTGGAGCTGGAGCTAATCCAACTCCTGCAGGTGCAACAGGAGGTTCAGGAGGTGGAGCTCTTTGCAATGGAACTTCGGGTTCTGCTGGAAACACTCCTCCAACAACTCCTCCTCAAGGAAATCCAGGAGGTGATGGTAACTATTCATCTCCTAACTACGGAGCAGGAGGTGGTGGTGGAGCTGGTGCTGCTGGTGGTCCTGGAACTACTACGGCAGGTGGACCAGGTGGTAATGGTGTAGCAAGTTCAATTACAGGATCTCCTGTTGCAAGAGGTGGTGGCGGAGGTGGTTCAAGTTATCAAGGTGGTGGACCTAATGCAGGTGGAACTGGTGGTGGTGGAACTGGTACAATTGGAGGACCTGCACCTAATGCAGCAAACGGAACAGCAGGAACAGCTAACACTGGCGGTGGTGGAGGTGGTGGAGAAAGATGTGTGCCTGATGCTGGAGGAAAACCAGGAGGATCAGGTATAGTAATAATAAGGTATAAATTTCAATAGTTGAATGATAATTAAAAATAAGATATAAGGAGAAACATTATGGCACATTTTGCAAAACTAGGAGCTAACGGAAAAGTTATTCAAGTACTTACTTTGAATAATTCTGATATGCTTAACGCTGATGGTGTTGAAGATGAATCAGTAGGTCAACAATATTTAGAAACACATAATAATTGGCCTGCACAAATGTGGATTCAAACTTCATACAATACACAAGGCGGACAACATAAAGATGGCGGAACACCTTTTAGAGGTAACTATGCAGGTATAGGTTATACTTGGGACGAAGATGATCAAATCTTCTGGCCTAAAAAACCTTTTGCATCTTGGGTAAAACACATCGAATCAGCTTCTTGGAAATCACCAATCGGTGATGCTCCAGCATTAACAGAAGAACAGATTTCACAAAATACAGCTGATACTCACAGATGGTCTTACGTCTGGAATGAAGCAAATACAACTTGGGACTTGACAGACAGCAAAGCATAAATTATATATGGTGGTGGTATGCAAAAGAAAGTCTTAACAGAACAAGCATTATATTTTGGTGATGTAGAGATGCCCAAGTATTGGGACATTGACCGAAATAAATTAACTGGCGACATTCTACAATCAACTTATTCAAACAAAGATTTTCCATTCTCAAGAACTTGGGATATGTTAAATACATATATGAGAGATCACATTGGTCTTGAATATGGAATTAATTTAGTTAACAAATCAACGTGGGGAAATATCTATAAACCTGCGGAAACAACAATTCCTTTATTAAATATTGATCCGGTGGATCTACGTAACTCTCCAGACTTTACTATGCTTTACGGCGTTAAAGTTAAAGATTGTTTTGTTAGAATACATTATGAAGATAACAGACGTAAAGGAAGAAGTTGGGATATAGAACTTAAAAATAATATGTTCATTATGTTTCCATCAACAAATATGTATTACCTAACTAACAATCAAAAAGATTCATTAAACTTTGTACAAACAATAACTTATGAATATATCTAATTACTATTGGTATTTTAGTGGTGTCCTTACACCAAAGTTTTGTGATGATGTAATAGCTTATGCTAATCAACAAGAAGAAGTAATGGCTAGAACAGGTGGCTATGGTGATAAAAAATTATCTAAAGAAGAAGTTAAAGATTTAAAAAGAAAAAGAAACTCTGATCTAGTATGGTTAAATGATACTTGGATATACAAAGAATTACACCCATATGTTCACGAAGCAAATAGAGCAGCTGGTTGGAACTTTGAATGGGACAGATCAGAATCTTGTCAGTTTACAAAATATAAACACAACCAATACTATGATTGGCATTGTGATGGTTGGGATAAACCTTATGAAAAAGAAGGACCCGATCACGGTAAAATTCGAAAACTATCTATGACTTGTCAGTTAACAGATGGTTCCGAATACACAGGTGGTGAGTTAGAATTTGATTTTAGAAACTACGATCCACATATGAGAGATGAAGCTAAACATTTAAGAAGAGCAAAAGAGATATTACCGAAAGGATCTATTATTGTATTTCCTTCTTTTGTATGGCATAGAGTTAAACCAGTAACATCAGGTACAAGATATAGTCTTGTAGTATGGCATTTAGGGAGGCCTTTTAAATAATGTATATAAGTAACTATTTTAACACAGCTATTTGGTCAGAACAAAAACCAGAGTTTGTAAAATCATTAAACAAAGCATCTAACAAATATGTTAAAGAAGCTAGAAATAGAAATAAAGATCATATTAAAAAATATGGTGACTTTGGATTATCACATCACTCAACACCTTTAACAATAGATAATGATTTTTTAGATTTTAGAAATTACATTGGTCAAAAATCTTGGGAATATTTAGATCACCAAGGTTTTGATATGTCACAATACACAACTATGTTTTCTGAATTATGGGTACAAGAATTTGCTAAAAAAGGTGGTGGTCATCACTCTGCACATATACATTGGAACCAACACGTATCAGGTTTTTATTTTTTAAAGTGCAGTGATAAAACATCATATCCAATATTTCACGAACCACGTACTGGAGCTAGAGCTACTAAATTAAAAATGAAACCAGATCAAAAAGGTGTATGGGGTGGTAGTGAGCTTATACATTTTAAACCTACACCAGGTACATTAATTATCTTTCCAGGATTTTTAGAACACGAATTTGCAGTAGATTTTGGTAAAGAGCCTTTTAGATTTATACATTGGAATATAACTGCTGTGCCAAAAGAAATGGCTAAAGATGTTTAAGAAAAAAAAATATACAGTTATTCGTCAAGCGATATCAAAAGACCTAGCAGCTTTTGTTGCAAATTATTTTATGATGCAAAAACAAGTTTATGATACTTGTAAAAATGCTAGATACATTTCACCATTTGAAACTATTATTGGTTATTACGAAGGTGAGAATGAACAGATTCCAAATACATATAGTCAGTATTCTAATATGGCTATGGAAACTTTATTATTAAAATGTCTTCCTAAAATGGAAGAAGCAACAGGATTAAAATTATATCCAGCATATACTTATGCAAGAATATATAAAAAAGGTGATGTTCTTAAAAGACACAAAGATAGATTTAGTTGTGAGATATCAACTACTATGAATCTTGGTGGTGATCCTTGGCCAATATACTTGGAACCTTCTGGAGAGACTGATAAAAAAGGTATAAAAGTAGATTTAAAACCAGGAGATATGTTAGTTTATTCTGGATGTGAATTAGAACATTGGCGAAATAAATTCAAAGGCAAGGAATGCGTACAAGTATTTCTTCATTATAACAACCGTAAAACCCCAGGCGCTAAAGATAATATGTTTGACAAGCGTCCTCATTTAGGTCTTCCAAGTTGGTTTAAACGATGATATAATCTTTAGATGGGGGCAGTACACCACCACATACCTACTGCCTCCTTTTAAGGATTATTTATGAGTTTAGGATTTGACGCAATATCAGCATTACCATTTGCTACATCAGGACCCGACAATAGTGTTGCGGTAACTGTAACAGGCAATAGCTTATCTATTACAATAGGTAGTGTAGGTATTATTGCTGATGCTGTTACAGAAAACTTAACTCCAAATCAACTAGCATTAGGTACAGGAACTTTAACTATTACTGCTGACGCTAACCATACGGTTACAGGAAATGCAGTATCTTTAGGTATAGGTGCATTTACAGTTAATATTGATACCAATGTAACGCCTTCTGGAAACTCATTGACCTTGGCTACTGGAAATGTTACAATAACTGCTGACGCAAATGTAAGTCCTACTGGTAATGCTTTAACATTAGATACAGTAGAACCAGGAGTTATTACGTGGAACGATATAATACCAGGAGCAACAATGGTTTGGACACCAATCAAACCGTACTAAAATTATGGCATCAACTTATTCAACAGATTTATCATTAGAATTAGTCACAACCGGTGAAAAA